TGCTCTTTAGGTATTCTTCAGATGCCTTGAACGTATCCGTGTAATCTACATTCCGATTCCATAGGTCAGAATGCGATGGTGCTTGGACTGCAAGGAATGGTACGGTAACTAATGCGAAAAACTTTTTGAGTTGCTCACTCAGCCAAGCATCGTACATTATTCCTGAGTTTGGCTGATAATTTTGGGCAATCCATTCAGCAGTAACCCTATGATATCCTATGGCATGTGTAGTATAACCGCACAATACCCTTCTAAGGTAATTTGAGACGTATTGTGGCTCTTGGTGTTCAGGATATGGCCTTGCATTGATACCGTAGTATATGACCTGAGATTCGTCCCAAAATGCGTTCTCATGCTCATGTATATCCTCAATGATATTCATGTTTCGGAATCGGCAGTCATCTTCAAGCACAAGAATGCGACTAAGACCCGACTTACTAAAATTATTTAATATCTCGTAGTGGGAGTGATTGAAGGAATCCCGTGGTGTATCCTTGGGGATGGAATCAAAATACTCGTATCGCAGATTAATCAGGTCTGCATGCTTGTCAAATTCCTTCCTTCTGTCCTTTCGCTCCGGCTGTGATAATACCACAACCTTATCGTAATACTTGTTGAACATGGGTAAAAAAATTAGGCGTACCCAAAGATACGCCCAATTAAAATCAAACCAATGTAACCAGCACTTATGTTCCAGTCGTTCCGTAGACTGCGGCAGTCGGTTGGAAAGACAGCAGTTCAATGCGAGCCTCGGCTCTGTAGGTAACGAGGTTCTTGATGAAGTCATCCTGATCCGTCTCACTTGAACGGACTTGGAAACCGCTTGCTTGTGCAATGGCAAAGGCATCGGTGTTCATGCAGTAAAACCTGCTACCGGTAACTTGGCTGTGGGGTACAACCGGCACACCATTGATCCGAACATTGCCATTGGCATCAATGCCAACAGATGCAGGAACAGAGAAGTCACCAGGCTTGGTCAGCAGAACCTTGCTCCATGCATCCCAAGTGGTCAGGATGAGGTTAGCCATGCCGAGACCGAGATTGCCATGCTGTGCAAGGGCAGAAATCATCTTGGAAACCGTGATGGTTTCAGAGGTAGACAGAGCCGTTGAGTTGGTGGCAATGTTGTTCAGGAAACGGGTATTAACCACACGATTCCAATCTTCTACAAGAGACTGGCTCAAGTAAGCCTGAAGGAAAGGCAAGTCCTGCAACATCTGACGAGAAACCTTGGCGTAACCGGCAATGAACGGAACGGAGGTGTTAACCATCGTTACATCATAGTCCACTTGTGCTTTGGCTTGACCTTCAGCTTGTACACCGAACGAACCTTCGCCAACCGGATTGTTACCACGGGGGAACGTTACGTTGCCGGTAGCAGTCGGGATGATGCGGAAGATGTCGTACAGATGCGGGTTGTAGAAACTCCGCATGATGGGGTTCTGCACATAGCTGATCTGCGAAGTGCCGGTCAGGTTGTTGCCCAAGGTCATAACAGCCACATCCTTCATCTGCATGAAAGCAGTCTCGGACTTGATCTTGTCATAGTTTTCGGCAACTACATCGACAACAGCAGACTTCAGGTGGTCAGAGTGCATCCAACCGGCTTTAGCCTCGTTGACAATAGCACCCTTCACTTTGCCGGAATCAGCAAGAACCTTGTCCACGCTTTTCTTCAGTTCAGCCAGGGTCTCGCTCTTTTTCTGTGCATCTTCGTTCATTTCGTTGATGCGGGCCTCCGTCTGTTCGTTGATTTTCTTGAACTCGGTAGCCAGTTCTTCCTTGTATCCCTTCAGTTTTGGATCAAGGATGTCCGTGATTTGTTTTACAGTTTCACTCATTTCAGAAGTGTTTAAAAGTGAGAAGATTTATTGCATCAAGCAAGTCCTCATCACCCTTTTGCTGAAAAGGTGTCTCATCGACTGCCTTGCCGCTACTCATGGTTTCAATGACCTGATACAGTTGCTTAATTTCTATTAAACATGCTTCGATGGCATCGTCAGACGCATCGGTATTCCGCACAAATTTCTCAAAGGTCTTAATTCTCTCCTTTATCTCCACCGCACTCTTCAGTCCAAGCATCGGGGTCATTTCATTCGCACCCCATGCAGTCAAAGAAGAGCCTTCGTACAATTTCACATCCAATATCTCATTAGGGCCTTCCTTGCTTCTGTTCTCACGGATTGTAGAGAAACCAATAGAATGCTCCTTAATAAGTCCAGACTCAACCATCTTTATAAAATCCTGACCAAGGTTATGAGTGCCCACTTTCGATTCGTAGTAAAGCCCATATTCATCCTCTTTCAGGAGTTGTATCACACCGAGAGGCTGTGAGGGATTATGATTCATCAAGTGCTTTATGCGCCCTTTCGGAAACCACTCCTCCAAACTACGCTTAAATGCACCCCTTCGCATAATGTCGTTGTCAGAATCAACATTGTCAAATGCGCTGAAGTATCCAGTAACAATGCCTTCCTTCCGGTCAACATCCTTTATGCTATTGTCGATTGACTTATATGCGTAGATCATTTTTCTATTTTTCTTACAATAGGTCTGATAATCTAAAGAGAATATCCGTATCCAATGTGTCAAAGCCTCGGAATATTGGCCTTCTCCTCTCATCAAGGTTCGGTAATATCTTTAGCATGCACCTGCAATTTATAACGTTTTCGGCACTCGCCAATGGGTCACCTGGAAACCTAATCTCCTCGCCATTGTTGAATGACTTCTCCAAAGGTATTACTGTGCCGTGTAATTGAGTGTGACTAAACGGATTATCCCTGACCTTTTCATCCTCGGCAGTAACCCATTCCTTCATTGTCTCGTAAGGTAGAGATGCTGCCCCTAATAGTATTCCTGCATTAACTGCTCTTGTTGTTTCGGTACGGGCAATCCTTGCCGCACGAATCATTGGGATATTAGATTTGATTAATAGATTATACACATCTTCTTGGCTCAAATTAGCCTCCGAAGATTTGTTCAATATCCTCATTAGGTCTTTGCGGGTAGTATTGTTGATGTCCTGAACGAATGTTGCGCCATGCAGTCTTAACCATTGCTCCAAGGCTGAACGCCACAGAGCATCAAACCTTTTTGGACTCTTCCAATGCAATGGCAGATACATGCCCTTCAGCATGCTCTCAAATGATGAGGTAGACTCATTGTAAGTCCTTCGGGCGTAGTACACAGCCACAGACAAGTACATCTGTGAAATAGGTCCGAACGCATTGTCATCGTAAAGCGGACGTGCCGCAAAAGCATAGGCAAAGGCGTAACCTTGTGTTCTCGCAACTTGCGCTACCGCCTTAAACCTTTTCTTTATGATTGCCTCAATCTTCCCTTGCAGTTTTACTTCAGCCGCCACCGATGGGCGCACAATCTCTCTCCAAGTTGTTTGTCGTTCCGCTTTGTAGGCTTTGATGCTCTCGTAGTAATTTGCTATAATACGACTCCCGTGCAAGTTCTCTAAATTTTTTCTCCGTAAGACAAGTGCGTTCCTGCGGAATTTTAGGGTATTTGATCATCACTATCGTCCACAATTCCTGGTCTCTGTCCATTAATTTCTATGGTTTGCATTTCAGTAATAGGGACCATTCCCGATGGCATGAAAATCATGTTCATCTCCGGTTCGGGCCTTGCGCCATAGCGAAGTACTGCTCTGCGCTCATTGTATGTCAGCCAATGTGCATCCCGAACAGAGTCATTCAAGTCCTTAAGGTCTTTTTGTATCTCCGGCAGTTCGGTGTAATCAAAGTCGATATACAACTTTCGGTTACCGGATGCCTTGAACCTTGGAGTTAGTTGCCGGTTGAGCAAGTCACGCAAAGACTTCCATTCCGGAAGAAGTTTGTTTACAATCAACTGCTTGATAGCAGATTCGTAGTTATTGTATGTCGTATGCTCTGCGTCAAACAGCACAGTCGGTACACCATAGATATTGCAAAGACGCTGAAGGTTTAGACGCTGTGCATCTAACAACTGAAGGTCAATGCTTGTCATGCCAAAGTTGTGGTATCCCCAATCACCGGCAAGTGCAGTAACAGCACCTTTTTGTGTATTGCTGTTTATCCGCTCATTGACATCATTCATAATGGATGTGACATCTTGCCTTGACATTGTCCTTGGCAAAGCCTTCCCAAACAATGCGCCTTTCGCACCATTGTTGACATACATGCCACCGGATGCCTTTTGAGCATACAAAGCATTGTCAAGAATATTCTGTGCGGCAGTCAGGGGAGATAGGCCACGAAGATGCATGTACTCAAACTCATCCACAACCGGATTGAAGTATTTCCATACAATCATGTCCTCCTTCTCCACCGTCATAATCGGAATACCGGCATGCTTGATGTAATAACCATCAACGCCAAACATATCATTCTGCTTGGACATCATACCTACCATAGGTGGAGGAATGACTTGTAGTTGCAGAACCCTTCCACCTGGGTTTCCACCGGTATTCAGATAAAGGTCTCCTTCTCCGAAAATGAGTTTGTAACCAAAGTAGTTTTCAAGGAGGGAAGAAAGGCTTTGCTCATCGTTTGGGTTTTCAAGCAGATTGCTCAAGTCGTTTTCAACTACAACCTCCATCGAAAGGTTCTTCAGCATCAGCGACCGCTCCATGTTGCTACCTGACAAGAATCCGGATGGATTCATTGCCTTGTATTGTGCAAACTTCTGCAAGTCCTTGATCTCATATACATAGACCGGAAAGGATGCAAACTTCTGCGCCAACATCGACACAATGGAGTAGATACCCTCATGTGTATTGTAACTTTTAGCATACTTGTACTGCAATAGGTCTTGCATGTACATCCGTGGCCGGTACTGATAAAGTTCCGGCATTACGCTTTGTCCTACCGGTATTTCAGGGAAGGCGGCTTTTTCTCTGTTGAATAACTTGTCAAATATTCCCATCAGATTACATACCAGTCAAGCAGGTCGCTTTTAGAGTGTGTGAATATTGCATACCGGCAGGCATCAATCAAGTGGTCTTTGTACTTGACCGGAACATCTGTCGGTACTCCATTTTTGTCAAGCTTCCAGCAATATCCTCTTAATTCAGCCATAAAATTAACTGAAAACTCTGTAACATACAGAGGCATGGATTTCATCTTGCGGATTCCTTCCAAAACATCCTTGTCTGCTTTGTAGGCATTCCACCCTGCTCTTGTCAATTCCTCAATGCTTTCTGCCGCTGCCGCATCGCAATATAGTATGTCATCCTTAAACACGCCTTCGGTCTCCATCCGGACCATCAAGTCTGCGGTGGTTAGGTTCTTTTCATATATCACCTCATGGGCAAATACCTTGTCATCTTTAAAGCCAATCTTGACCACAGCAGATGGCGCATTAAAACCAAAGTCCACCCCATAAACAATATCCTGACAATCCTCCGGAAACCGGCTCACGGCCTTCCAATGGGTGAAGATTTTATGCAGGGATACACCCCTCAATCCAAGACCGAAAACACGCCAGTAGTTATCGTCAGCCTCCTGCATGGATTCAATCCGCTTTATCAGCGTATCCTCCAAAAATGGGTTGTCTTTGTAGGTCGTAATATAAAAGTCAGCCTCCGGTTTTTCTGCCCAGTCATAGAACCAACCCTCCTCATCGGATGGGTTAAAGTCAAGAACGGTCTTTTCGGTCGTACGCAGAATTAACTGCATAGCAGACTCTTTCTCAATCTCATTGGCCTCGTTCATGTATAGGTAGTTCCGCTTCCTACCCCGTATCTTCTGCGGCTGGTCGGTAGAAATGAACTCTACAAGGTTTGACCCAAATTCATAGGTCAGTTGGGTCTGATTGAACCGGTTATCATCCCATGCGCCAAGTTTAAGCATGACATCCTTAAAGTCACGGAGGATAGTACCACGAATGGTAGGTAAGGATGCTCGGCAGATGGAGAGGATTTTATTCTCTTCGCTCATTAGTTTGATGCAATACCAAATTAGGGTATTGACCGTCTTACCGGACCTTGCGCCACCTTGAAGGATGGTTATCTCCTTGTTGCTGTTCTCAAGATAGTGGTAGACTACCGTAGTGCCGATATCCACACTTTTCTCAACACCGACAGATACCAATTCTTCTGCCGCTTTTATGCCACGGGTCAGTCGGCTTGTTTCCCGACTAATATGCGGGTCGGCATTTTCAGGAATTAGCTTCCGCATCAGACTCGCTTATTTCGATTGTTTGTGGCTGATTGGGCAGATTCACCATCACATTGATCTTGGTCTTGCTTGGGCCGGTATTGTTTGCCTTGGCATCCTCTTGGTAACCCCGATGCTTTAGCTTAGTCTTGCAATAGAAGATAGTTGCCGCAGTATCGCCCTCCATGATCT